TAAAGAAGATATTACTTGAAGCTTATCTGACTTTGCGCCTACACCACCTCTAATATTTATTACAGAGCTTCTTTTTGAATCTGTAAAATAAACATCGTAACCATAAGATGTAAAACTCTCAGGATTATTACTTATACCATACTCTTCTATTCTAGCTAACTGAGTTCCTAAAACCTCTGGAACAGATGTTATAGCTCCTCCAGCAGCAGCATCAGAAAGTAAATTTTTTCCTACAAGCACGTAAGATATTTTATCCTCCTGCAAAGTAAGTATGTCGGTTTGTCTAGAGTGTAATTTTCTAATAGGACCATAAGAACTTTCTAATGTTTTAAAATTAGATAACCCTAAATTAAACTCATTAAGCTTATTTATATTAGATTCTTGATTATAGTTTCCGCTATAAGTTATGTCACTAAATCTTAAAGTTTCTTTGTACTGTTCTTCAGATACTGAAGTAACTTTTTCTCCAATAGTAAAACTAGGAGTTGCTAGCGCATCTAAAACCCTATTTGATTCTACTCCATTCCCAAAAGTAAAGCAATTGCTAAAAGTTAAATTTACTACAGCAGGTAAGCTTACTGTTTGGTCTTGATCAGTGTCATTAGTTCCTGATTGATGATAACCTCCAGATATATTAAATACTTGTTCGTTTTCATAATAAAGCTCTGTATTCGCATCTTTTGCTTCAGTTTCAAAAACCATAAGAGTAGTTGCTCTTTGAACTACAATCTCTATGTTTCCATAAGAATTTCTTTTATCTGGTGGATTACATTGAGGTGTTCCGTTCTGTCCAACTAAATACATTTTACCATTAGAAGCGTCTGTTTGAAAAGAGTAATAAGATTGACCACCGCTTGCTAAAGAAGTAAAGTAAGGATATAAAGTGCTAGGTTGATTTATATTATTTATAGTGCTATCAGATCCAGCTGACTGACCATTTGTCAAATCAATATTATCACCTTCAACAAAAGCATACATACTATCATAATCTTGACTAGCAGTAAACGTTTTGTCATATAAATACTGTCTACTACCACACCTACTACCTCTCTTGTATCTTTGCTCTCTTAATTTTATTTGAACAATACTACCCGCTGGTATAGAGTATGGAATATATAAATCTGTAGGTCCTGTAGTATCTGGGTTAGGAATAGAAACATCATATCTAACAGCACAATAAGAACCTTTACATCCTTTTTCTCCGTAGTTTATAAAAGCATTTTCTGGAGAAGCAGCTGAAAAGTTACTTGGTCTAAGTTGCATATAAACTCCTGTTGGCTGACCACAAGTGTCGTCAACTAAAGTTCCATCACTATTTCTATCACATAACCAATTTTCTACTTGACTACCATAGTCAAGAACTTTTGAACTAACACACCTTAGAACAGGACCGTTAGTATCTGACTTGACTTTTAAGTTTTCATTTAAAACAACTTTAGTTTTATTATCACCCTCTAATTTAAACCATACATTCCCCGTTTCTTCTTCCTGAAAAAATATGTTTGAGTAAACTGTTCTGTATTCATCCTTAGATGGTTTTAAAACAAACTTGTATTTTGTAGCCCAATAAGGAGGGTAATTATTTAAAGTAACTTTTATTGTGTTTTTTGTAATAGAATTATCGCAAGGAACGTATACTGTATTATTTGTATCAACCAAAGCTGTGCTTGCTCTTCCGTAATCATCTTCATACACAATTCCTACTTCATAATCTCTATCACTATGTAAACTGCTTTTAGAAGAGCTTAAACTATATAAAAACTCAGACTGAAGAACTGTAAAATATTCGTACGCAAAAATACCTAAAGGAACAGCAGGAGATACACTTACGTCATACTTTTCATACTTAATAGCTTGAGCTGTTAAAGAAAATGTATTACTTCCTGGTGTAGAGCCTATAGACATTCCTTGGTTTGTTCCTGATAAACCAAAACCTATTTTGTACCAGCTTGTTTTTGGCACTATAGAACAGTTAATTAAATCTGTAATAGATGTTCCACTTGTACATCCTGTTGTACAAAATGGAGGAAAACAAGTTGAGTTTGAAGGTGCTACAAATTCAGATATTGCAGCAACAAAACCTGGTGAAGTTACTAGGTCGTGTGCATTTGCAAAGTCTTCTTGTAAGTTATATAAAAATGTATTTTCAAACTCATTTAAAGGCTCTGTTCCATCAACATATTCTGATGCACCTGAAAATTGTGAATGACCTAAATTAAAGTCAATACCTATTTGAGCGCCTGCTTTTAAATCATATCCAGATATATCGTAACTAGCAGTACCATTTATAATATTTACTGACCCATTTATAGAGTAGTTAAAATCACTATTAACAGATGATGTTTGATCAGACGATAAAGCTTCTGTAACCAAGTCTAATTCATAGTCTAAGTAAACATCTTGACCATCAGAATTAGTTATATTGTATCCATCAACATAGTTTCCATACATAAGCCTGTTACCCATTAGTGTTTGTGCTTGAGCTATTCTAGGAACATTATCAAACAATCTAATCATTTGAGCTTCAGGAAGTACTGTATATATTTTTTGATTTGTAAATTGAAAAGTTTGTTCTACATTATTTAACCACCCTTGATCAAGCTTATTAAATCTTTCTATTACATTTACTGTTGTAAAGTTTGTTGATTTAAATAATAAATCTATTCCTTTAACATTTTTAGTTCCTGTATTGAATTTAATAATAACACTATTATATACATTTTCCATACCTATATTATCATAGGTAGAATAATTTAATTGAAAAGGACCAGGTGAAAATGATATAGGTGAAAATGGAGACATAGCCGAATACTCATTATCTTCATATTGGTATCGGTATGCAAAAGAAATCATAATTTCTTTCATATAATTTTCTCCTCCACCTTGTTGAGTTGGTGTTAATGTAGGCGCAAATAATGGAGGCGCAACAATAACTCCTATATCTTGTTCTGTAATTTGATCAACGTCACTTATAGGATATTGATATGTTCTGCTAACATTTATTTTTCTAGGAGGATTTAAATTGTCTGTAAAAAACAATAAACCATCTATAAGATTAACTCCTGTTATTAATTTTTTGTCATTAAAATTTAAAACACTAGTAGATATTACGTGATAAAAAAGAGAATTATTTTTTGTGTCGTAAGAAACAATCATATCTACAACTCCAGTACTAGAAGTTGTATTAGCTGGATCATTTACAAACCAATACATAGTTTCATTACCTCCATCTTCATAAGCGCCAATACATTTAGTATCAGAGCTTAAAGCCTGACCTTCATAAGTTAAAGTCGTAAGCCTTGTATTTCCTAAAGAATTTTCTACAGCACCTATTTCTGTGTTTTCCGTAGAACCAAGTCTACAGTTTTGAGCATCAATATATTCACCTTGAGGAACTAATCGTTCATCAACGCTTTTATTCATTCTCCCTTTTATAAAATTTCTTGTAAACTGTGGCATATTATTTCAACCATTTATCTTGACCCCTTAGATTCATTAACAATCTTCCTGGATGTATGTTACTTAATCGTATTTTTGCATTTCTTAATAAAGCTGTTTTTTCTTTTTTAGCCCTATTTATAATGTATTCTTGCACCCCGTATTTACTTGTTAATATAGCATATTTTATGTACGCATAAATAAAATCTTCAAATAGTTTATTTAAATTTATTTCAGAGTCTACGCCATTTTCCATACCATCTGAAACATACTCTAAAATAACTAGCTTATCTGCTGCTCCAGAACTAAAATTTATAACTCCTGAAGCTTTGTTAATTTTAAATGTAGGGTTTGAGTTAGCTGTTTCTGTATTAAGACCATAACGTTGTCCAACACTATAATCAAAATACCAAGACCCATCTATATTATAACCCATATTACCATCTTGACTGCTATTAGAATTTAAATAAAGACTTTTCTTTTGACCAGACATTCTATCTACATCTATAGTAGAATTTTCTGGCTTTAATATATTTCCATATTCATCAAATAATATTTTACAATCGTTTGCTTGTAAATAAGCATTACTCCAATTGGTTTGGATATTTTCTGTTAATGGCATAAGAACACCATTTTGATATATTGATATTCTAACCCAATTTACATAATCAGGAGGAAGTACATATCTTAATTGATCACAAACACTTAGTTCTAAAACCTTTATTTCTTTCATAGCATCGTAATTCAATTCTTGAATACCTCGCTTTGCGTGAAATAAAATATTATATTTCTCTACATTGTTTATTAGTTTGTCATTACCAACATACATTAGCATAAAGTTATTTACTATATCATCTAGTGATACAAATTGGTATGACCCCCAGTTTGAATTCGTGGGATTAACCCCTCCGTTTTCATAATATTGATAGTCTGTTATATATGCCATTTCTTATGATTGTTGTTGATTATCTTCTTGTTCTTGAATATTTCCAAATGTAGCTATATCATTCTCTCTTATTGATACACCTGCATATTGCAATATCTTATTTACTAAATTAGGTTCATCAGAATCAGGAAGTTCAAAATCTTGATAATCTGCCGCACCTTCATCAAAAACAGGCTCTCCAGCTGTTAATGTACTATATGTCCAGTTAGGATCTAATGGGTATCTTATATATTGTGATAAAATTTTACCAGCACCAGTTATGCTTTCAGGATATACAGTTATAGTATTTCCAATAGCGGTGCTAGTACCACCTCCTAAAACATAGGCAGGATACGAAGCACTTGGTGATGTTAAACTAGAAGAATTTAAATAAAATATTTTATTTTGAGAAACTCTTTCTATTTCTCTTATACCTGCTGTTGTTACAATAGTGTATGAATTACCTACTGTACTTGCAGTACCAAATGGATTTCCAGATAATGTTAATTGAGTCTCTGAATCCACACTAATCACATATGCACCAAATCCAGCGTATATACTGTTTACTGAAGTGTTTGATACAAATTGTCCAGGTTTTACAGTTCCTGTTGTAACGAAAGTAGCATTAGCATCAGTAAGCGTATTTAATCCAGCCGCTGTACTGGTAGATGAAAGTATAACGTTAGGGTAGTAGTTTACTTTATTTATCAAGTAGTAGTTTTCGGGAAGATTATATAAGTTGATACCATTATTAATTAAACCTCTTGTTTCAGAAAAACTATCGATAACCTCTACTAATCCTTTTAGTATATCTGCATATTCACTGCCAGAAACTCTGGCATTTTGCTTTATAATCCAACTATTATATTGATAAAAATAATCTTCAAAAATATCTAATTGAGCTTGCTTTGCATATAAATTAAAATCACTAGGAGTTATATATCCGTAATTGTTTTTATTCGCAATCGACAATACTGTTGCTCTTACTGTGTTAATCATTTCAAAT